CCCCAATGCTACAACAATGGATGATTGTGAGTATACGTTCCACCGCCACAAAATGAATCGTTCTCAGCTACGAGGATTAGCAAAGCTTCCGCACTTTAATAAAGACCAAATCCGCGAATGTTTGCAAATGGGTTCTAATTATGTCGAAAAAGACTATGAAGTAGAGTTAAAAGACGATCAACAAACAGAAGAATACGGAGATGGACTTTTCGAGGTTTTAGAGTATTGGGGTGTTATGGATGCACAGTATGCCCGCGAAGCCGGAATGGAACTCCCAGACGAGGTAGACGATTTAGATGAAGTACAAGTTAATGCTTGGATTAGCAATGGTAAGCTTTTACGTGGGGTTGTTAATCCATTCACTCCGTATCGACTCCCCTACAATGCCTTTCCTTACGAGCGCAATCCTTATTCTTTCTTTGGTATTGGCGTTGCTGAAAATATGGACGACTCTCAGCAAATAATGAACGGCCACGCAAGAATGGCAATCGACAACTTAGCATTGTCAGGTTCACTAGTCTTTGACGTAGATGAGTCAGCTTTGGTTGGCGGACAATCAATGGAAATATATCCCGGCAAAGTGTTCAGACGACAAGCAGGAATGCAAGGTCAAGCAATTCATGGCCTTAAGTTTCCGAATACTTCTCAAGAAAACATGATGATGTTTGATAAGTTCCGTCAGCTTGCAGATGAGCAGACAGGTATTCCTAGTTACTCGCATGGTCAAACAGGCGTACAGAGCATGACTCGTACTGCATCAGGTATGTCTATGCTATTAGGTGCGGCATCCTTAAACATTAAAACAGTAGTAAAGAACATAGATGACTTCCTGCTTAGACCGCTAGGAAAGTCATATTACCAATGGAACATGCAATTCTTTGAAGGCGATTTAGCTATTGAAGGCGATCTAGAAATAAATGCAATGGGAACTAATAGCCTTATGCAAAAAGAAGTACGTAGTCAGCGATTGACTATGTTCCTTCAGACTGCACAGAATCCTGCTATTGCACCGTTTGTTAAAATCTCTAAGATTGTTAGTGAATTGGCTTATAGCCTTGATCTTGATCCAGATGAAATTTTAAACGATCCAGAAGAAGCCGCAATTATGGCACAAATAATAGGAGCGCAAAATGTTGGACAAGCAAATGGCGGCGAAGCTGTCACCCCTGACGAGCAACAGGGAGCTATGGGAGGCGCTCAAGGAGCATCTCAACAACCTCAAGAACTTGGAGCTACAGGGACTGGCGGTGGCAACATCGGAACTGGAACTGTACCGCAAGCAGGGGAAAGTGAGTTCTCTGGCTAATTTGCTACAACTAAAAGATCAAGTGCGTGAAGCTAAACAAAGAATTGAGGATTAATAAAATGAAAGAAACCATAGATGACAGACGCTACAGAATGCAAATGGAAGAAAGACAAGGCAAGATGTCTGGTGGAATGATGCAGTATAATGAAGGCGGCTCCATGCTTAATCGTTATGATGATGGCGGCCCTGTTAAAAGCCATGATGATAAAAAATTAAAAGCTTTTGAAAAAGAAAGAGATGCTATTTTAAATAAATTGTATGGCTCTGATAATAAAGAAAATAATATAACTGAAAAAGAACGTAAAGAACTTAAAGAAGAGTATACACAACTTTCTAAAGATTTCTCTAAAGATTTTTTTGACCATCAAAGAATAGTTGATAATAATACTAAAAGAAAAAATAAAGCAGAAGGTGGCTCTATGCTCGTTCCACCTGAGATGGGCTTAGAAGACGATGTGCCAGTTGACACTTACGACAACATCCCAGAAGATGAGAAAGAAGCGGCAGAGGCTTCACAGCTTCCAGATGATGAAATGGAAGAAGATTACACAGACTATGTACTAGAGCAGTCTCTAGACGTAGAAGAACAAGAATACTTAATGGGCGTTCTAGAAAATGACGAACGTCTAAGCGGCATCTTTGATAAGGTTATGGATGTTGCAGGAGAATTTTCCGGCGAAGGCGAAGTAGAAGGTCTTGGCACAGGAGTATCAGATTCGATTCCCGCAAGGTTATCGGACGGTGAATTTGTTTTCACTAAGAAAGCCACCGATCAATTAGGTGCGGATCAGCTTCAAACTATGATGGACGATGCTGAAAAAGCCTATGACGGTGGTTTAATGAAGAAAGCATTTGGCGGCATGGTAGATGATTCAGTCGATGAAAGTCGAATGGGCATGTATTCAGACGAAGAAGAAGAAATCAAAAAACAAATGATTGACGCTAATCGTATGCCAAGTGTAAGATAGCGATAAGGCCACTCTATTTATAGACCCCTTATTATTTTTAAAACCTAGAGGCCACCTTGAAGTATCAAGACCCTGTACTGTAAACGCGAACAGCACAGCCACCTTGAAAGACTGACAAGCCCCAAAAGGAGTGTGATTATTATGTCCAATGCAATTGAACAACTTGAAGAACCAACTGCGAATCCGTATAACTCTAAGAAGGAATGGCACACACCAGATGCCCCCAATAGAGGTAAAGCAGATACGCTTTTCTTTGAAGAACCCTCACAGGCTACCCGCGAAGAAGCGGCCCCTGAACCAGAAGAGAAAGAAACCAAAGGAAGAACAAATTATAAAAAGCGATACGATGACCTAAAGAAACACTATGATCAGAAGATAGCTTCTTTTAAGCAAAAGGAATTAGAACTTACAGCGATGGCACAAGAGACGCAACCTGCGTATGCCCCGCCTAAGTCAACTGAAGACCTTGAAAACTTTAGAGAGCAATACCCTGATCTGTATGAAACTGTAGAAACTGTTGCACACTTACAAAGTGAACAACAACTAGAAGCTTTAAAAACTAAGATGTCTGTTATCGAAGAACGAGAAGCCGCCATCCAACGTAAAGAAGCCGAAGCTACATTACGTTCTCGCCATCCTGATTTTGAGGATATACGCGGAGACGAAAAGTTTCATGATTGGGCTAAAGAACAACCTGAAGCAATTCAAGGTTGGATTTACGAAAACCCAGATAATGTTTCATTAGCAGTTAAAGCTATTGATCTTTATAAAATGGAAAATGGTATCAAGATTGTAACAGAGCGAAAGACAAAGAAATCACAAGCCCCCAAATCTTCAGCGGCAGATATGGTGTCCACACGGACAACACAAATAGATGCTAAAGAACCAAAGATTTGGTCACAACGGGAAATTGCTAAACTGTCTATGGCTCAATTCGACAAATATGAAAGTGAGATTGATCAAGCCATAATGGAAGGCAGAATAGTAGATTAAATTAAATTGTCTTTTTTAGGAGTAACATAACATGGCTTATAACCAATCAGACCAATTATTTGAGCAAAGCACAGACACCAACGGTAACTTTGCTAACTCAGTATCGGGTCAAACTAACAGCTTCTTCATGCCCTCAATCTTTTCTAAGAAGGTTCTTAACTTCTTCCGAAAAGCATCGGTAGCTGAAGCAATTACCAACACTGACTATGCAGGTGAAATCTCAGGCTACGGCGATTCTGTAAAGATCATCAAAGAGCCAGAAATCACTGTTTATCAGTATGAGCGTGGCGCTGACGTAACTCAGACTAAGTTGACTGACGTTGAAACTTCTTTGATCGTAGATGTGGCTAACGCATTTAAATTCAAAGTTGATGATATTGAAACAGCTATGTCTCACGTAAACTTTAAAGAAGTTGCATCTTCATCTGCCGCTTACGCATTGCGTGACGCATTTGATGCAGGTGTAATTGCTAAGATTATTGCGGGCGTTTCAGCTTCAAGCCCTAACCACATCCTTGGTAGCGACAGTGCTACTGACCTAGCCGCAGGAACTTTTGACGGCACTGGTAACTTGGACATTGGTTTCGGTTCTAGCGAACACGATCCTCTGGATATGATGGCTCACATGGCCCGTCTTCTTGACGAGCAGAACATCCCAGAAGAAGGACGTTGGTTCTTAGCTCCACCTAGTTTCTATGAGCAACTTTCTCAAGCAAGCTCTAAGTTGATGTCTGTTGACTTCAACGCCGGACAAGGTTCTATCCGCAACGGATTGGTATCTTCTGGCAAGCTACGTGGATTTGACATGTACAAGTCTAACAACATTGCCGCTACAACTAACGCGGCAGGACAGCTAGTATGTGGACACATTAGCTCCACTGCAACTGCACAGACTATCACAAGCACTGAAGTCCTACGTGACCCAGATAGCTTTGGTGACATCTGCCGTGGTTTGCATGTATATGGCGCTAAAGTTTTACGCCCAGAAGCATTAGTATCTGCTTTCTACGGTATCGACTAAGTAAGTAATTAGAGACGAGGGGTGTAAAAGCCCCTCTGATCTTTGAGAGGACAATATGCCAATAGTAGGAAGTAACGAAAAGCCTGTCATGATTAAAGGCAAGAAAAGAGGAAAGATACTAGGAGATACCGGAAGTTGGTATAAGCCTGAGAACAAAAAGAAATTTGACGATAACTGGGATGCAATTTTTAATAAGCCCAATACTAAAACAGAAACAAAGGCGCAATAATATATGTCATCAACTTATCTTGATTTAACTAACGAATTGTTACGAGAGCTTAATGAAGTTACGTTGACAACCGCTACCTTTGCAAACGCTGTCGGCGTACAGCAACATGTCAAAGATTCACTCAATCGTGCATACTTTGACATTATTAATGAAGAACCTCAATGGCCTTACTTGGCTGTTGCAGAAAGCGGTGATACAGACCCGATGTACGGAAATGTATATGTCGAAACAACCGCAGGCACACGCTTCTACGAATTAAAACCCGCTAGTTCTGATATTACTACGGACTACGGATCAATAGATTGGGATAACTTTTACATTACAACTGTCGGTGTAAGCGGAGAAACAGCCCCTTATGTTTCGCGCAACCTAAGCTTCATGACTACAGAGGCTTGGAAGGACTTTCGCAGAACTGCTGAAAACGCAGACGATGCAGATACACAACAGTACGGTCAACCTAGTAATGTTATCCGAAGCCCAGACTCACGGAAGTTTGGACTTAGCCCCATTCCAGACAAAGTATATCGCGTTTGGTTTTATGCTTGGAGCCTTCCTACAAAACTTACAGCTTCTACAGACTCTGTAGTCTTTCCTGAAATGTACACTTCTGTACTTTTAGCTAAGGCTCGATACTATATCTGGCAGTTTAAAGATAACCCTCAAGCGGCGGCATTTGCACTCGAAGACTATAAAAAAGGATTACGCAGTATGCGCTCTAATCTTTTAGAACCTACGCCTACATATATTAAAGACGACCGAATGAGATTCGTATAATATGGCCGCTTCACAACCTTTTGGTATTTCATGTAAGGGCGGGTTAAATACAAACCTAAACCAACTTGAAATGTTGTCTCAGCCCGGATTAGCTACAAAGCTTGTAAACTTTGAAGTCGATCCTGATGGCGGTTACAGGCGTATAAATGGCTACACAGCCTTTGGCGATACTAGGCCAAACAGCGCCAACAAAATACTAGGGATGGCTGTATACGCAGACGGTATTATTGTTTGTTCAGGGGACGGAATCTTTTTTAGCCAAGACGGAGAAACTACTTGGCTACAGATTAATAGAGCAAGTGTTCATAGTAGTGGTGATAACCATACAACTTTCACTGGCCGTAGCATGGATGCAAGAACTGGTCAACTACAGTGTACCTTTGCAGTCTTTGAAGGCAACACAGACTACGGCGAAATAGTAATAACAGATGGAGTCAATAAGCCTTTTATATTTAGCATGACAGGTACAGGCGGCTTAACTACTCGTACATTTTTTGCAAAAGAAATAACTGTAAATAGTACTGTAGCCCCTTCAGTTTGTGCAGTACATGACCATCACTTAGTTGTTGCAGGCGCTTCAGCGGCTAAAAACACTATATACTATAGTCACAACTTCGAGCCTGATAACTTCACAGGCACAGGCGCAGGAAACATATCGCTTAGCGATCAAGTAATTGGCCTTAAAAGCTTCCGTGATGACTTGATTATATTTTGCAGAAACAGCATACACAAGCTTGTAAACATTAATGATTCTAGTAATATTGCTGTTGTTCCTATTACACAGAACGTAGGTTGCTTGAGTTCACACAGCATACAAGAGATTGGCGGTGACTTAGTGTTTCTTAGTCCAGACGGCATACGATCTGTTGCGGGTACATCGCGTATTGGTGACGTTGAGTTAGGATCAGTAAGCCGACAGATACAAAGTATTATTTCTGATATTGCTTTGTCTGTTAACTCTTTTACGATTACAAGCGCAGTATTAAGAAGCAAGTCGCAGTATCGTTTGTTTTATAGTTCTGACAATCAAAGTTCAGTATCATCAAAAGGCATCATAGGTACACTAACACCTAACGGCTTTGAATGGTCAGAAACACTAGGAATACAGGCGGTAGGTTTTACAACAGGTTTTGATAATAACGGCGTAGAACAAGAGTACCACGGCGATAACGCAGGATATGTATACAACCACGATACAGGTAACACCTTTACAGCTTCTGGAAGTGCATTTGATATTAATGCAATTTATCAAACGCCAAACTATGACTTTGGTGACATAGGAACTAGAAAGACTTTACACTATGCAAAGATTTCTATTACGCCCGAAGGTGAAGTACAACCAAGTTTAAGAGTCCGTTACGACTATGAAGATACGGACATACCACAACCCGCAGATTATATTTTAGATTCTGTTCCGCTCCCTGCTCTTTTCGGCACAGCGGTATTTGCAACAGCAATCTTTGGAGCAAGTAACGATCCTATGCTACGTCAAGCTATACAGGGAAGTGGATCAGTATGTAACTTTAGAATAAGTAGTTCTGATCAAAACGCA